GCATGTGGGTCCCCAGGCCCGCGCCGTCAGGCATAAAGGCCCCCTGGATCGCCTCCGGGTGGTCCTGAAGCTGTCCGGCGGTCTGGGCCAGATAGTCCAGGGGGTGCCCGACGGCGTCCGAGAGGCGCCGTTTGACGCTGTCAGCAGCCGAATAGATGCTCGGAAGCACGCCGCCGTGCATCTGCACCTGGCGAACGGCATCAGCGGCGGGGCTGGTCCGCAGCGTGTCCCACAACTGATCGAAAACACCCATTTGTGACCTTTTTAGGGGTAATCGGCAGTGATTTGCCGATAGCTTTTGCCTATTTTAGTCGTAATGGGGTGTTTTTGGGGCAAAATGTGGTCGTGGCTAGGCTTAGCGGCTGAAGAGACGACTTATCACCGTCCTGCCACACTTTTTCACAGTGATAACCGTCCACTTGATAGGTGCGATATGACAGACCACAATCCTTACGTCTACCTGCTGACCGACCTGAAAACCGGCATGTTCTACTTTGGCTGCAGGTACGCGCGTGGTTGCGACCCGTCGGACTTAGGCGTGACCTACTTCACCAGCAGCAAGCGCGTGCGCCCGCTTTTCAAGGAAGACCCCGAGCGTTTTGAAAAGATCATCTTGATAACGGGTGACACCAATTTCGTGATTGAGTTTGAGAAGCACATGATCACAAGGCTGAACGCCGTGAAGAGCGGCAGCTTTTACAACCTAACTTGCGGGAAAGCCATTCACCGGGACCTCGCCGTGGAGATTGGAAAAAAAAGATAGGACGGATGTGGGCCGAATCTGGAGTTATTCAGGCGCTTGCAAAAACTGGTATGGGCGGTCGGGCGACCCGTGACGCCGGGCACCTGCCCGCTGCTTCAAGGGCCGCCCACGCAATTAGAAATGCGGATGGCAAGTCCGTAACCGCAGTAAAAGCAGGAAGCGCTACCGCTAGAAAAGTAGGGGCTCTTTCCGCTGCTGGGCGCATCGGCGGCCTAGCCGCGAAGGCGTCCGGGCAACTTCTTGCTGCTGCTAAAGCTGGCGGGAAGGCTGCAGGTCAGCTACACAAAGCCGCCGGCACAGGGGTTTGCGGATTCTCCAAGGAGGAGCNCGCTGTTTTCGCGTCCCTGGGAGGGATCGCCATGCGGGGAACCCTTTGGTGGGTTCACCCGGAGACCGGCAAATGCGCCCGGGCCGTTGCTTGTCCGCCGGGGTACGTGCGCGGGCGCCGTATCACCCGTAAGGGTTGACCAATCGCTTCTTGCGGGCGTTGTAGTCAACCTCCTTGGCCTCTTCAAGTGGCGCTACGGCAAGGTCGATCTGGCCTTTATCTCGCAAAAATATACTCATTTGCGTAAAAGTATCGACGTAGTCGTCGTGCTCGCCTGCTGGAAATGTCTGAATCTCTTCAAGGAATCTACGTGCCCATGATATGGGTTTCCCCGGAGTCTTCTTACTCTCCATAACCCAAAATACGCCAAGCTGCAGCATTGGAGAGGCTAAGTGAGCGCGCGTTATCTTGTCTGCTGCCCCGGGATTATACCCTACAGCCGGTATTCCTGCTGCATGTAGATCAGCCAGCAAGCTAATACCTGAGCCTTTTTGCTCAACCAACAAAAAATCTGGTTTTCTACTTGGCTTCAGCATATTATTTTTTACTCCCCCATATTCAGCCCCCCAATCTGCAATTGCGCGCTCACGCAATTCGGGATATGCGAGGTGCTCATCCCAGGCATCTAACAATAATACGTTTCTGCGCCCCTCATGTTCAAATACGCCCCATGTGGTTACTGCTGTAGGGTCTCCGCTAGTCTTTTGAGTGTATGCCGTGTCCATAGACGTAATCACTAAAAATAAATCTGGCAAATCCAGTTTGGCCGGCCACATGCGAAATTGGCTAGACTTGAGAATGCCGCCCCCTGCGGGTGCTGGTCTCTGCATCATTTGGCCCGCATAGGCGTAGTCACCCATGATCTTCTTATCCCTCTCCACCACCTCGCGGGGAAAGCGCTCAGGGAATAGCAGCTCACCGGGTTTCTTGCGCGGGTCCACAAAACCAATCTTGGTGGCCTTACGCGGGCCTTCGTACTCCATGGGCAGACAGAGGTGCTCATATCCAAGGTCGCTAGATAAAATCTCTCCGCTTACGTCCTTTACGTTCAGCCGTTGCATAATGACGATAATCGCAGACTTTTCAGGGGAGTTAACCCGCGTAGGCAGAGTCTCCCTAAATACGCGATTTGCAGTTTCCAATTTAGCGGGTGAGTATGCGTCTTCTACACTTTGAGGGTCGTCAAGTATCACCCTATCCCCCCGCCTTCCCGTCATACTAGTAACTGGGCACGACTGACGCCATCCACCACTAGTGTTTTCAAAATATGTTTTCATATTTTGATCTGCTGTCATCTCTGCGGCTAAAGGCCATCTTGATTTATACCAGTCTGAAGAGATAAGCCGGCGCATTTTCATTGTGTCACGCACGGCCAAACCCTCCTCGTGGCTGGCCCCAATTACCCGTGTATTTACTAAACCTTTAGGCCCCCACTCCCACGCTGGCCAAAACACCGATGTAGCTAGACTTTTCATAGTACCTGGAGGCACGTTAATTAAGAGCCTGGTAATATCTCCTGATGTGACAGCCCCTAAATGCTCGCATAAAACGTCCATATGCCACCCGTGTATGTAGGGGTGGCTAGGCTCCAGCACGTGCCAGGCCTGCTTGATGAACTCCACCAGGCTCTGGCACTTCTTGAGCTGCTCGCGCTCGTGCTTGATCTCCAGGAGCTGCAGCAGCTCGCGCTTCTGCGCCGGGGAGAGGTGGGAGTAGTCTATGTCGCTCACAGCAGCCTCCGCAGCACCTTGATGGCGCTGGTCATGACCTGGGCCTGCAGCAGCCGGCCGTTGGCCCTGTACCGGTCACGCATGGCCGTCAGGGCCATGATGCTGCGCAGTACGCCGTCGTCCTGGGGCTGGGTCACAGGTCGGCCTCCTTGACCAGGGGCACGTCGCGCCATTCTGATGTGGTGACTCGGTTCATATCATGGATGAACTCTACCTCTTCCCATTTCTGCTGCAGGATGCGGGCGGTCGTGCAGGTCGTTACTTCCACAAGCAAACCATCCGAGTGGGACGGAATCTCGCGCTCAACAAAACGCAGCTCAGGGGTGGGGTTCATGGCATGGCCTTTCCGATGGTGGCTGCGGCACGCTGCTCGGAGCGAATGGCGGCGATGTTCAGCACCTCGGCCAGGCATTGCACGTTTTCAACAACCTCGGCGGCTACCTGTGTTCCGTCTGCCGTGTCGTAAGTCATCGTCATTGGGTTGTACTGAACCCATGGTTTTGCGGGGCATTCGCTCACGGCCGCCTTCGCCGTGAGCCCCAGCAGTTCGCGGTCGGTCTTCATGCAGGTATCTCCTCTGCGTTGGGGTGCCAGGTAAACACCTGGTTGCGGGTGTACGGGTCCTCGTGGCGGGTCAGGCAGCCGCTGGCCACGCCCCGGAAGTGCAGCGAACCCAGGACGGGAATGCCGGCGTCCCTGAGCCGCTTCATCAGGAGCCAGGTGAAGGCGTGCTCATTGGCGCAGGAGACCGCGTCCTGGGCGCTGATCCGCACGGTGATGGGTGCATCAGGGCTCAAGGTTGACCTCCTTGACCACGGGGCGGCCCAGGTCCTGGTCCCAGTACGACAGCAGGGCCTTGGGGTAGACCGGGACCCCAAAGGAGTGCACGGCGTGTGCCTGCATGTCGATGAGCTTGCGCTCGATCTCTTTGGCCGCCTCGGCGGCCCGAATCACTTGCGTGGCCGTAGCGGTCGGATAGACCACGACGGTTTCGCCTGGCTTGAGAGGCTCCATGGCGCGGCGCAGAGCCGTGGCGCGGTCTTGGCTGGTTGGGTTGACTGACATTTTGAAAAATTACCTCGCGTAGTATTTGGGCAGGGGCCGGTTCACCGTGGCCATGAAAAACCGGGGGTGGGGGGGGTGTCACCCCGCCCCCTCGCGCCGGATGGGCACCATGGCCCGCTCCTGGCTGGTCTTGGGGGCTCTCCTCCGTCCTGGTAGGCGGCAGGATGGTCAGCTCGGGGCAATGCCGGGCACGCGGCGTCATCGGATAGATGCCCAGCAGCTCGCACACGGCGAGGTGCACCTGAGTTGGCACTGGCAGACCCATCATGCGGGCCAGGCCCGCGTCGGTGTATTGGTTCATGGTGTTTTCCGAATTAAATCCCGAATTGCTCAGGCGTTTCATTGTGCGTTTAAGTTCCTGTCCCCGGAGTCGAACCGTTCGGGAGCACTCGCGCGACCACGTCAACGGTGCGCGACAGCTCCTTCAGACGCTTGTCAACGTCGTCGTCGGACAGCTCAGCCTTCACGCTGCCGCTCATCTCGATCTGCTGCTTGTCGCCGAAAATGCGCGGGTTGAACGCCTTGGCCTTCCAGCGCAAATGGCTCGCCAGCTCGCGCGCCTGCGTCACCTCGGTGTTGGTCATGTTGGGCCTGCTGAGCGCATCCTCGGCCTGCTGGATGAAGAGGAACGAGGCCTGTTGCCTCGCCCGCGAAACCGCGAGGGCGCGCTCCTCGGTTGCGTCAATCCACTTAGCAAACGTCGCAACGTGGCATCCAAAGCGCTTGCTCACCGTTGCGTAGTCTTTCCCCTCGGAGAGCATGTCGATGATCTCCTCTTCGTTCTGGTCCAGGAGCTGGCGCTTGAGCGGTTGGGAGGACCAACTGGTATCCAACGCGGGCTTAACGACAGGTATAGGGGTAGACGTGTCTAGAACGAGCTGTCTAGCCCCCTTCACCCAGCCTTCTTTCTTTGACACTTGGCCCACGCGCGGCTTGCTCACGCCCAAGTTGTCAGCGATCTCCTGCATGCTCAGCCCGCGCTGCTCATATTGCTCACGCGCCTGCAGCCACTGCGCCTCTGTTACCTTGCGGTCCTTCTCACTCACGGGTCACCTCCTTCAGTTTCTGCTGGTAGTGGCGCGCCTTATCAGCGTCGTCTGTAGCACCAGCCTTCTGCCCCGCAC